TCGAGCATCATCAGCGCTTCCACCTCCCAGCGATCGAGTCGCCGGGCGGTGAGCTGCGTCCAGTGATGGAGTTCGGTATGGGTGAGCGGCGTGGGCAACTGGCCCAGCCACTCGGCCAGGTAGGCCAGTTCCGCCGGGCATGCCGGGCGCTCGGCCAGCTGGGCCGGCAGGCGGCCCAGCTGGCGTTGCACCGCTTCGAGATGCCGTTGCAGCGGCTGGCCGCCCGCGCCGGTGGGGCGGGCCAGCTGCTGCTCCGCCTTCAGCCAGTCGGCGAGCTGGCGAAGGCGTTGCCGAAAAAAGCCGGATCGTCGGCGCCGGCGCGATCGACCAGCTCGGCGATCTGCGGCGCTTCGCGCAGGAACGCCTGCACGTTGTCCGTCACGCACGGCTCGTCGAAGCTCCACGCCGAGACCAGTGCGGAACGCACCGCGAGCGTGCTCTGCTCCAGTGCCGTCTCGAGTTCCGCTTCGCCGGCCTGGGCCAGGCGCGCGACCTGTTGCATCGCGTCGTCGCGCGCCTGGCGGAACGCGTCCGACCAGCGGCTGCGGATCTGCAGCCAGTGCTCGGTGGGCGAACCGTCGGGCAGGGTCAGTGCGATGCGGCGCCCATCGTTGGCGCGCTGGCGGATGGCGAAGGCATCCATGCCGCTCATGCGCCGCTCCGGGTGATGCGCAGCTGGGTGCCGGTCGCACTGTCGTACAGCGCCTGGATCGGCAGCGACAGGGTGATCGGGCCGTCGTTGGCCACGTCGGCCTGGCCGCCGGTGTATTTGATGCGCGGCAGCAGCAGCACGTAGCTGTTGGTGCCGTCGGACAGGGTCAGCTCCAGCGAGCTCTCGGTCTCGCCGATGAACTTGGCCAGCAGCGAGCCGTCCAGGAAGTACGCGGTCAGCGTGCCGGTGAGGTTGCTGCGGCCGATGCTCGGCTGCAGGGTCTTGGCGCTGCCGATCACGAAGCGCGGCTCGATGCCGTTGGCCAGGTCCAGCTTCAATTCGGTCACCACGCCCAGCACCTGGCCGCCTTCCTTGATCGCGCCGCTGAGCGCGTCCATCGGACGGTTGGCGCTGGCGGCGACATAGGTGGCGCCGGCCACGATGTTGGCGTCGACCGCTTCGGCCTGGCCGATCACGTCGAAGGTGACATTGGCGATCGCGCCGGGCTGCACGTCGAAATGCAGGCCGTTGATCTCGCAGCCGGTGTAGCGCAGGTACTGGCCGATGTCGGCGAAGTTGCGCTCCAGGGTGAAGCTGGTGCGTGCGGTGCCGGCCTTCAGCACGTTGGCGTTCCAGCTGCCGCCCAGCGCGGCGGCGAACAGGTCGTCGTAGGCGCCATAGCTCAGCTCGCCCTGCATGTCGCCGCCCACCTGGACGGTGCCGTGGCGCAGGTCGGCGATCTGGCGGTCGCCGCGCAGTTCTTCGGACTGCATGGTGTTCTTGGTGAGGGCGAGCGTGGTGCTCTTGTGGCGCAGCTGGCGGAATGCCGGCGTGGCGGGCGTGGCGCCGTAGGTGGCCTCGGCGATGTAGGCGAGGCTGTGGCGGCTGCCGGTGGCGATGGTCATGCGGTTGCTCCTTGGTGGAAAGAAATGCGTGGCGTGCGGCCGCGCGGGTGGGTCCGAAGCGGACCGGGTCGAACGAAGCGGCGATGCTTCAGCCGTGGTCGGTCCATGCCGTCCAGGCGACGATCACCGACATGCGCAGCCAGCCGTCCTTGTTGGTGACGACGCTGCGGCTGGTGCTGTTGACCAGCACCGGCAGGCCGTTGCCGTCGAGCTGGCGCCCGGCCTTGAAATAGCCGCGCAGCGTGTCGGCCAGCGACAGCAGGCGGGCGATGCCGCCGCCGGTCACGTCGTTGAGGTCGACCTGGAAGGTGCCGGTGTGGCGATCGTTGCCCGCGGCGCCCAGGCTGCCGCCGACGACCGGCAGCGGCAGCATCGATACCGCGGCCCAGGGCTGTCCCGCGGTCGGCGCGAAGTCGACGCCTTCGTAGGCGGTGGGCAGGTTGAGCGCGGCGGCCTGGTAGCCGGCGACGAGCGCGGCATTGATGTTGGTGAAACTCATGGCGGGTTCCCGTGGCGGAAAAAGAAAAACCCGCCTCGGTGGGCGGGTTCGGATGCGATGCGCTGAGATGCGATGAAATGTTGCCGTTGTAGCCAGATTAGGGCTGAAAGCGCGGAAGCGTCACTTCCGCAGCGCAATGCCTGCCGGATGCGGCGACAGGAACAGCGTGCGCTCGGCGATGCGCCGTCGCAGCAGGCCGGGCAGTACGCGGCCGCCGGCATAACGCCAACGCTCGAACTCGGCGGCGGCGCCTTCGGCATCGCCCGCGTTGAGCTTGCGCAACAGCGTGGATCCGGCGAACGCATTGGCGCCGACGTTGAAGACGAAGCTCACCAGCGCATCGAATGACGCCTGCGCCAGCGGCGTGGTCACCAGCGCACGCACGGCTTCTTCGGCCGCGCGCAGGTCCTGGTGCAGCAAACCGTCGGCTTGTGCTGCATCGATGCGCACACCCGAGCGCACCTCCTCACCCGTATGGCCGTAGCCGATGGTCCAGATGCCTGCGGCATCCAGATAGGCGCAGGTGCGCAAACCCTCGAACTGCTTGATCAGCGCGACGCCGAGCGCACTGGTCTTCACCGGCGCCGTGTTCATGCGTCCAGCCTCAGCACGCGCGCCAGATTGCCGCGCGCCATGTGCAGAAGCGCGGCAAGCACGAGCAGGATGCCGAGCTGCCACAGCGTGGTTTCGCCGGGCGCGGCATGGCCGAGCGCGATATGAATGGCCTGGCCGCCGCTGCACACGATCAGCAGCCAGGCGCAGGCCGATACCCATGGGCGGTAGCGCGCATCGGGCGAGCGCCGGTAGGTGATCAGCCGCAGGCAGATCGACGCGGAAGCGAACATGGTGAGCAGTTCGAGCGGGTCACGCATGCGGGCCTCCCCGGCTGCGCAGCCATGCGTCGAGGTCGAAGGTGCGGCCGCGTTCCAGCAGGCCGAGCGTCAAGGTGACGCCCAGTGCCGCGCCGAGGAAGGCCGCCACCCCGGAGGCCTGCAGCGGCAGCCAGCGCATCACCTCCGGTGCGGCGAGGTAGCCGAGCGCAATCGACACGCCCAGGTAGGCAAGGCGCCGCCAGATCGGCAGCTCCTTGGACGAGACGACGAACAGCGTGGCGCCGGCGAACGCGCCGATCAGCGCGTTGCCGTCCACGCCGGGCAGCGACGCGGCGACGCCCAGGCTGGCGGCCGCCGCCATCGCCATGGCGGGTTCGGTCATGAGTGGTCTCCATAAATGCGAAAGGCCGCGCATGGCGGCCTGTGAAGAAGCAGGGGCATCGCGTATTTACGCGTGGGAAGCGCGGCGTGCGTGCCGTTCGCTCATGGGC